GGGGGAAGTAACCTTCATCCTCATCTTTGAGGGCATCGGTGATGGAACCAGCTAAGACCTGGGCGGCTAGGAGGAAGTCAGAGTGTTTAAGCATGGATGAATTATAGCACGATCCTGAACGTGGCACACCACCAATCTGTAACGATGTAACGAACGATCATTCACGCATTCTAGTGAAGACTAGTTTGGTGGCATCCCCATCGGGCACTAGTGACGGCGCGTGTTTTCCGCCTTCACTATCTACCAGGTAGAACATACCTTCTCGCGTGAACAGGAAGATATTTTCAATACGTAAACCTGGAACATCGGTCAACGGGAGTTCTACCACAGGCTCTGTTGGTAGAGCATCTGGGAGCTTGAACGTCCCGCGTGTGAAAAAAGCAAGGCACTTTGATTTGAAGTTTTTCATAATTTCCTTATGGTTATACGATCATTATATCTTCCGGGCAAAGAAAAAGGGTCCTATTTCCAGGACCCTCTTGAGAGCTTTTTGTCAAGCGGCCGAAGCCGCGTTGATTAGCTGAACGAAACGTTCGTAACCCGAATTCTCGCGTAGTAATCTGCGCTGTTCCCGAGTGACGAGTTGGCGTTCGTAAACGTTGCCTTGCCATAACGGGTCATCAGGGAGACTGCTGGCATGAACGTGTTAGCGTCCATAACAACACCGGTGCTCATCAATGGCACGTATGGGCAGTAGAAGTATCCAGTGTCCAACTCGGACGAACCGCCCTTGTAGCCGATCAGGATGTCTTCACCAGTTGCGCCCATTGCTGTGTCTGCGCCACCGTAGATTGACCAAGCGTCATTCAGACCCCAGTTGTACGAGTAGACTTTCATCTGACCGTTCAGGGTACCGACCATCTTGTTACCAGTTGGGTCAGAGAAGGAGCCAGCAACCTGTGGGTTGAAGACGCTCTTCGAAGACGACTGCAGGATTGAGGTGATCAGGTGCGAACCAACGAGCCAGTTGCCTGGACCACGACGGGTCTTAGCACCGATTTCATTCGCGAGCTTGTTGATCAACACGCCGAGTTCAGCATAACGGTCACCAATGAACGCTGGGGTCGTAGCGAATGGGGTAGCTTTGAAGTCGTACGTAGAAGCAGTTGCAGACAACGACAACAGATCGGTCAAGATTTCATTGTCGATTTCGTGGGCGATTTGTGCCGACAGAGCAGCAGTCAATTCGCTTTCGAGATCAAGGCCGTGCTGGCTGGTCAGATCCTGAGCAGCTTCCATGGTCCAACGTGCTTGCAGTTTACGCGAGCCAGCGGTAATGGTTTGCTTCAGAACAGCAAGACGCAATGCCTTACCGCCGTAACCTTCGTAGTCACCAGACACATTCGCGAGTGGCTCAGGAGCCAAGCCAGAAGCTGGGTTGTTGTTCGCAACGAGCGGATCGGTCGTAGGTTGACCGAGCGAGGTAGCGCCAGTCAATGCTGGTGGATAACCTGCGGTGCCGACATTTGCTGAAGAGTAGAAACGCTTCATCTTCGAGTTGTTCGCGAAGACTTCATCACCAGCGAGGATGTCGTTGGCAGCAGCGCCGTTACCGTCAGCTGCTTCAGCGAAGGCGAAACGCAGCGAGTACACCAGGCCAACTGGGCCAGACATTGGCTGAACACCAACGAGGTCAGTTGCGATCGTACCTGGAAGGATACGACGGATCATCGGAATGACGATCTTCTGGAAATTCGAGACAGCGCCCATATTGGTCGATGACTGACCGGCAGTTTCCTGCAGGTGTTGCATCTGATTTTCCAGCAAGGTGCTGACGATTTTCTTCTTAGAACCTTCGAGGCCTTCGAGAAGAGCCTCCTTAGTAGCGGTCCAGTTTTCCATGAGTTGCATGTTTGTGCTCCTTTTAGTTGGGGACAGGATTAGTTACGAATACCTGCGAGACGCTGTTGCCGGATGATGCTCTCATCGAGCTTCGACGCGGCGCTAGCTGGATCCACCGGTGCGTCACCTGTCACGACCGTGGTTTTCTTCTCACCGCTCTTACCTTCGGTCAAAGTCTTAGCTACTGGAGCTTCGGCTTCTTCTTTCAGGATACGACCAATGAAAAATTTGTAGGACTCTTCAAGACGACCAGTTTCGATGTTCTTGAGGACCATCTCCATCTGTTCACGCTTCTTGCCCGACAATGGAGCAAGAATCTTCTCGAGTTTGGCTTCACGAACCATAAGGTTGCGATGCTCTTCTGATTCAGAAAGGGCTTTCTCGGCGTCGTGCAGTTTCTCGTTAGCTAGCGCGAGCTGGCTTGAGACACTGTCTTCGTCGATGTGCGCACCTGCGAACGTGCTTGCGAACGCTTCATAGATACGACGGCCGAATTCATTCTGTTTGACGACTGAGAGGTCTTCCTTCAGCTCTTCAATTTCAGCGCTGAGGCGGACTTCAAAGAAGGCGTCGATCTTGTCGACGAGTTCGTCGAGTTCAGTAGCGACTTCTCCAGCGAGCTTGTGCTTCTCTTCAACCAGCTTCTCAGCGTATTCAATTTCGAGGTCGCGGAAGCGCTCGATATCGCCCTTGAGCTCAGTGATCTCCTTGACCAGCGCTTCAGTAACGAAGCCGTCAACTTTAGCGACGAGTTCATCGCGTTCATTGATCCACTGTTCTGCGAGCTCTGAACGAACGGTAAGTGAAACTTCTTCACGGACTTGCGTCTTGAAAGTTTCGACCGATGTGGTCCATTGCTCGGAGATTTGAGCCTTGGTTTCTTCGCTGAGCAACTCTGATTCGAGTAGCTTCTTCAGGATTTCGTCCATGCTTTCTCCTTGTTGATAACGTCAGCGGTTGCTGACACGACTTTATATTCTGCAGACATGAGATACCAAAACATACCTTTTGTCATGTGGTGGTATTTAGCGAGCAGCGCGGAAAATGGGCCCAAAATCATTAGGTTTGGCCCCATTTGACTCACTCTGCGTCGGCGTCGACTGCAGTTGGCTCGGCGTCTGTTAGACCGGCGAGGCTTTGTGTCTTAGCCACGATGTAATCATGAATCGTGACGGTGGCTTGCTCTGGCCGATCATTGATCAAATCCTGTAGCATTGCCTTAAGTTGTTCTTTTGGGTCGCTCATTGAGTTCCTTTCAGTTGGTGATGGTATATTTACCACCGCCGGTTGTGTTCAGGGTGTGTTTTCTTCAGCGCGCTTCATTCATGCGGAGGATTTCACGGCTGTCAAAATGCTCAGCATAGAACGCAGGGACACTCCCTTTAAGATCCTTCAGCTCCTGCTTCAGGTCAAAGATCTCACTCTTAATCAGGGTGCGATTGCGATCATCACCAGGAGAATCACCCTTTACCGCTTTTAGATCATCTTGCAGCTTTGCAAGCTTGTCCTTTAGCTCGGCAGTCTTGCTGGCGTCTTCACTCATCTCTTCAGCCATGTCTTTCGCTGCGCCCTCTTGCATTGGGCCCTTGATAGGTTTATCCATGTGATCACAGACGTACCAACCTGGTTCTTTGAACTTACCCTCAGCGAGTAGGAACTGTTTAAACGTGATCATATTTTCCTTAACGGTAAATGATAGCTCACCCTTACCACGCTTCGATGACTTACCACCGAGACCATGATAGATACTTGGGAGCTCCTCATCCTTCAGTGAAGCCTTTGCGATCTTGATGATCTCGGCCTTATCGTTCTTCCACTGTGAAGCAGCGAGCTTGTCAGAAGTTGATGCATCGATCTTGCCATCTGGGTAGAACAAAACATTCACCCCGTAATATTCAACGTGGTGATCACCAGGGCGTGCTGACATTGAAGACTTGCTGTTATTAGCGCCCCACACAAGCACAGCAATATAATCCCCCTCATCAGAGAACTCAACAGCGTCGTAGTACCCCTTGCGATCGAGCTTCTTGAGCACTGATCGGTCTTTGCCTGGGCGGTCAAACGCGCGAGCGGTATCCTCAGGAGCACCGCGTGGTTTGATATTTGGATTCTTGAGGGTGTACACCTTCTCGTCAAGCTGACCTTCAACAAGCTGCGTCAACACAGCGCGCACATCGGCTGCAATGTCAGTGCCCGGCGCCTTCATGCCCAGGAACTTCTTGAGGCGACGCTTGATCGCTGGCCGTACATCAGGGGCGTCGTCTTCAGCTGCATCGTCAATGATGTCAAACAGTTCGTCGTCGCCGAAGAGGCTGTACAGCTTCTTGGATGCATCCTTAGCCGAGAGCGGCTCGGCGAGCAATGCTCCTAGCTGCTTGGCCGCCCTGACGGTCTTTGGGAATGCCCAGGTGCCTTCAGACAGCTTCATTTCTTGACCCGCTTGCCGCCTTTAGCGATTGCTTCAATCAGCGCAGTGATCTCTTTCTTGAAGTATGCTTGGGCCTTTGGATCATGCACCACGGCCTCGGCCAGTGTCATGATCTTCTTGTCGCCCATGGCTTCAGCCACAACATTTGGATAGGCTTCAGGTGCCGATGGAGTTGAAACAATGTCCATGGTCACAAATGCAAAGTCAGAAACGCTGCCGCCTTCGTTCACATTGCCGGTACCGCGTGAGGACACACCAAGACGGACGCCACCCTCGATGATCGCCTTTGCAATTTGACCAGCTGGGGTATTCAATAGCTTCATCTTACCGACAGCGTTGTTCCCCTCCATACGGATCTCGGTGATCGCGTGCGACACGTTTGCAAGATTAATGCTCAGCGTATCTGGGTGATTCAACTCACCCATGATGTACTGGCCAGCCTTGAGCTTGGTCTGACATTCTTCAACGGCCTTTGTGATCTCATTCACAGGATACACGCGGCCATTGCCGTTCTTCAGTGCAGCCTGCATCATGATGCCGGACAAAAAGAGGTCGCCACCGACCTTTTTCATTTCAGTCAGATTAGCAATTGATGGGTCGAGATATTCTTGTAGCAGCTTCATTGAGCGCACTCCTAATGGCTTAATCTGTTATTTAGCCGGCTGCTGGTGCCGGGGCGGCCGGGAGCGCGCCAGCCGGGGCGGGTGTCTCTTCCGGAGGAGTTTCCTCAGCTGCTGCACCTGGTGCTTCAACATTGCTTGCTGGTGGTTCATCACTGAACGTGTCAAGAAGACCTGCAGTCGGCTCGGTGTCGAACTCATCGGCGCCACCACCCTCACCAGGCCGTGATTCACCGCTCTCGACATTCACCGCATCGCGATTGGCATATACTGCATCATCGTACAGCTGCTGCATGATTGGCACCTTACCGTTGTCAGTCATGTTCTTCTCTTCCTTGATCATCACCTCATTCATCTGGATCTCATCATCAGACAGACCAAGGTAACGCTTCAAGATGAAACGACGAGACAGGAACTTCACCTCTTGAATGTTGTTGAACGAACCAATGAGCTCGGCGTCCAATGCCGCTTGACGGTACAGGGCGAAGTTCGCTGGATCTGGAAGTTTCAGGTTGAAGACCTCGTCGTCAATACGAAGCCCACAGACCTTCAGATAGATCTTGAACTCTTGGTCATAGATCTCATTCACACGATCTTGTAGACGACCAATGAAGTTCGCGAACCGTAGCTCTTCAATATATGCAATACCAACCTTACCGTCATTAGTCGCGGCAGATCCAGCACCCTCAGCCCCCGCACCGCCGAGATATGAAGTTGGAATACGCAGACCACGAAAGATCTTCTCTTGGAACTGACGAAGCAACGCGGAACCAAAGTCTTCAGTACCACCTGGCAGGGTCTCAACGCGTGATGAGCGGCCAGCGGCGGTCACTGGGAAGAAGTAATCTTCTTGCAGCGAGGTTGGATCATACTGCCCATCAGTCGCATCACCCATGCCGCTGGCCTTCTGACCAGGAACACGTTTTTGGCGAATGTCGTTCTTCACGGATTCAAGATATCGTTTCACCTGCTGTTGGTTCATGTTACCAACGTCGAGATAGAACACACGGCGTTCAGGTGCTCGAACAATACGGTAGATGATCACGGCGTCTTCAAGCATCGTGAGCTGACGATATACACGGAAGATTGGCTTCAGAACTGAAGCGCCAAATGGAGCAGAGTCACCCATGTCATCACACATTGTGAAGTGAATCATTGCACTGGCTGGGACTACGTCGATGAACTCGGCGCGATTCATACCGAACCCTCCACCTGCGCCACCAGCGGAATTCCCAACATGCGGCTTCTTCACGTGATAGGAGACCTTGTTCCCCATCTCATCGATCTCAATTCCAACAACAAGTGATGGATCGCAGTACATCCACTTATGTGTGTCTGAGTTCTTGCGGAAGAAGCAATCGCCGTATTTGATCAAACACCGAGCGGTGCTGAACACCCGCTTCTTCAAGTCTTGAATGGTCGCCCACTGGCGTAGGGCTGCTCGGACGGTTACGATCGTGGTGTCGGAAACGTCTTGATTGTCTTCCTTTTGCCAGTCGATAAGGAACGGTAGCTCGGTCTTTTCATCCTTGCCAGACATCTCTTCAGCAATGATGTCAAGAGAACGTGCAATGTCGATATCGCCGTCCATCTGATCATACTGCTTGTATGACTGCATACGGGAGCCAGGCCCCTTCATGACCTGGGAATACCAAGTCACGGCGGATAATGATGACATGTCAGTTGAGCGGGGATCGTATGCGTCCGTGCTCAACGTTGTGTAAAGTTGTTTGCGTGTCTTAGGTGACACTATCTTCCAAAACCCAGAAAACTGGCTCATGATGCTTGTCCTTTGAGGAGCAGATTAGCCGTTGCTTCGGCGGAAGGGAACGACGCCTGCGGGCGGTTGCTTCTAAGCAGCATCTCAGCTAGCTCAACTTGCCGTTGTTCACTTGCGAGAGTATCACGCATCACCGTAAGAATCGAGTTCAATGCAGTCAACAGGTCAGAATTACCCTGAACCTGTGCAGCTTGGGCAAGTTTCGTGGCGCTTGGTGTGGTTTGCTCATCTGGAGTATTTACGGTCGCCGGTTTGACGGTAGTTGGAACCTGAACCTGCGGGGTTGCAATGATCGCTGCGGCATCTGACATCATTGATGCCTGCGATACTGCCAATCCAGACTGAACATTATTGAATGCTGATTGTGCAACAGTCGCTTTTTGTGTGGCCTCTGTCGTTCCGGCGGCCGCCTTCGTCGCTAACTCAGCCTTCGCCTTATTGTCAGCAGAGATAGAGGACAAGGTCTTGCCATGATCATTTGCAAGATCATCCATAACCTTGAAGTTCTGATCAGCGCTGTCCTGTGCGCCTTGGCTCCACTTTGCCAGGCTCTTTACCAATGGCGAATCATCTGGTAAGATGAACCCAAGGATCTTGCTGACCGCGCCAAAGATCCCTGAGAATAATGATCGAATTGCACCGCTCACAGCAGCAACAAATTGGTCAAACCCATTCTGAAGATTCCCCGTCAACCCAGGGCCTAACACGGTGCCAAGCACGTCAATGATGAACTGTGGTAGTGCCGAAAAGAATGAGGTAACAATCCCACCAATTCGATCAAAGATCCCAGCATCTGGATTAAGTGCAGCTGCAATATCACCCGTGAACATTTCAAACGCGGCGCTGATAAGGCCGCCAACAAGTGGAAAATTAGCAAGTGCTCCTGCTGCCGCTGCCAATCCACCACGCACGGCAGTTGCGCCCTTAAGCAATCCCGGACCTAAGCCTTGAAGTCCACGCACAGCCACCATCGCGGGCCCCTCCATCTCGCTCACCAGCGCAACAGCTGCACGCGCTCCACGGATACTGGTCATTACGCCCTCCCCCGCCGAGCTAATGATACTTGGGATGGCTTTGATCGGAGCGAGAAGATCTGCAGATTTGAAGCTTTGGAATGCTTTAGCAAGCATGCCAACACCTTCACCACCAGCAGCAGTCGCCCCAGCGGTTCCAATTCCAAGCTTACCAGCACCTGCTTGAAGCGCCTTAATGATTGGCCCTCTGAAGAGCGCCAAGCTAACACCGCCAATCAACCCAGCAATCATAGGGCCAAAGCCCTCATTCCATCCACGCACATACTTCAGGAGCTCACCTGTGAACTTACCAAAGTCGCCAACATGTTTGCCGAATGCTTCTTGATTGACCTTCCCACTGTCCTGCGCCAAGCCAGCAGGGCGTACAGCCTTCATGACCTGCCCGAACTTTGTACCACCGAGAGTTTCATTGAAGAAGTCAAGTGCGTTCTGCACCCCAAGCGATCCAGTTTGATATGCGCTCTCACCAGCCTTGTTCAGCTTATCAGCAAGATCTGCAAGTTCCTTTTCATCCGCATCAGTGCGGTTCCTACCCTTCATAAGCAGCTGACCAGCACGTTCACCTTCAGCCCCCATACCCGTGAGCTGCCCAAGTTGACGAACTCGGCCCATTGTTTCGATACGGCCCTTGACAGTTTCACCTCGCTGCGCAAGCAATGCGTCAGCGAGTTGTTTAGAAGCGTCCGCCGCAAGACCCATCTTTGAACCAATCGCTGCAACATTCAAGAGCTCCTGCTGCCGAGCAATTCGTTGCTGTGGTGCAAGCCCCAAGAGCTCTCGTTGCACCTGCTCATTGTTGCTTAGATCCTTCACCAAGCCGGCGAACTCCTCAGCGGTCATGTTCGTGCTCTTGCGAAGATCATCGAACACTGAGATCTGTGCCGCAATTACGTCGGTAAGTTTACCTTGCTTGACTCCCATCATGGTGGAGCTCTCGGCAAGTGATGCCTGCATCTGGCGTGACTCCATGCCGAACACCCCCATTGAGGCGAGTTGACTGTCCGCTGCTGAAATAATCTTGTTGAAGTTATCAAGTGATCCAGCTCGAGCGGCAATGGCAATGTTGTCCTTGATCACCGCCTGATATTCTTTGAGCGACATTCCAGACAACATTGCATTCTTGGAGAGCTCAGTCAGGTTCCCAATGGTTCCCATGCCAACACTTGCCAATGAGAAAAAGTCACCAGTAAGCTTCTTCAGGATATCTTTGACGTTTGAGGCTGCCACGCCTAGCCCACCAAGTGCACTTGAGGTGCGCCCAAAGTCATCGATCATACGACCCAGCTGTGCCTTAAATGGAATGTTCAGCGCATCGATATCCTTGACGACGGGCTTCGTGCCCTTCGTGATCCCTTTACCAAGTTGGCTCACAAGCGCTGCGCCTTGTTGATTCATCGATGGCATTGACCCAACTTCGGCCGCAGCTCCAATTGCCGTGGCGCCAGCAATAACCTTCAAGTAGCTGTTCGAGAGATTACCAATCGACGCCTGCTCAGCGTGCATCTTAACCGCGCTAGCATGCCCCTGTTGCGCTTCCAGAATTAGCTTCTCCATAAGCTGATTCATTGGAACGGCACTCACCCCAGGCGCGGCAGTATCTGGTACTGTAATTGGCGTCAATGATGACATGAACTTTGACATCTGCGAATGCAGGGAACCAAAGCTTGTTGTGACGTTTCCAACTTGAGTGTTCAGCCCGAACAGACTCTTGTTCAACCCCATGACCGTATCGCCAAGCTCCTTCGCCCGATCGGCGGTTGCTTGATAGATCTTCTTAGCATCCTTACCAGCCTTCTGGCTCGTCGTCTGTTTGTTCCGGTCAGCCGAGTTTAGGGTCTTGGAGCCGGCAAGAACAGACGCCCCTTGGAGGAGCTTCTCAATGCTCTGAAGTATCTTGAGGGTGTCAATATCAGTCGCCATCCTGGTATCCATTTTTGGCCCTAAGTGGGCAGTGTAAATAGTCTCGTATTTAGACCTAAGGAACTCGCAATGTCGGACACCACAAACCCACTGCTTCAAACAATCAAACTTCCAGGTCGGACGTTCCAGCTACCTTCACGCGGTGCACTGTACACGGACGAACTAGACCCATCAATTAAGAACGGCGAGCTGCACGTGCATCCAATGACGGCGCTGACCGAGATCAACCTGAAGAACCCAGACCTGTTGTTCAACGGTAAGGCGCTGTTAGCGGTTGTTGCCGAGTGTGTTCCAGGGGTTAAGAAGCCACTTGAACTCTTTGGCCGTGACATTGATGCGCTGTTGTTCTTCCTACGGTTGGTGACATACGGATCTGAATACCGGATCGAGGTGAAGCACAACTGCGAAAACGCAAAGAACCACTCGTACACCGTTGATCTTGAGCAGCTCCTGATGACGATGAAGCAGCTTGACCCAACCTTGGTGGAGGCAAAGCGTGTTGTTACTATTTCAAATGGGCAGAAGGTGTACACCCGGCCAATGCGGTTCACCGACATCATTGAGCTGTTTCATCGCTCCGAGGGCAAGAAGGAGCTTACGGCTGATGACGTCAAGGAGCTTGCAGTCACGAACTTGATGTGCATGATTGAGCAAGTCGAGGAGACCACCGATCCGAAGTTCATCCAAGAGTGGGTGCGAACCCTAACGACTCCACAGATCAATCGGATTACGGACGCGGCATCAACCCTGAATGAATGGGGCCCAGATCAAGTTGTGCCGCTAATCTGCAAGGACTGTGGAGAAGAGATGAAGGTCGAGCTCCCAATGAATCCTGTATCTTTTTTCACCGAATGATCCTGACTGGTGATCACACCAGGATCGTATCGATGATCGACAAGCTGCACCTTGAGGCGAAGGCGCTGCTCCAGGCCGCCATTGAAATTGCGTACTTCACACGTGGTGCCTTAAGCTATGAAACGGTTCTAAGAATGTCCGCGGTCGAGCGTGACATGGCGGTTGAGTTCATCAACAAGCGGCTTGAAGCGGCGTCAAAAATGCCGTTCCCGGTATTCTGACATAAATAGTTCATAAAAATAATAAGCCTTCAAAAGGAGAAAAAATGTCTGATCTACTCAAGTCAGTTATCCAGGACCTCATCAACGACCGTCCTGAACAGGCGCAGGTGACCATCCACAACTACATTGTGAACAAGACGCAAGAAGTTGCAGGGTTGCCAGTGACCGAGGAAAAATGGTCTGGCGAGGTGAAAACCAAGAAGCACCCGCCAGAAGATCTGTTCGCTACTGGCTCAGCAAGTGATATTGCTGCTTGGGCGAAGCGTTCACATCCTGATCTGCAGGGTGCCATGGCAGCATTGAACTTCTACGTGAATCGTGCCGGAAAGAATCTGCCGGCATCGCAGAAGTCGAAGGTCGAAGCCGCTAAGAAGCTGCTGCAGGACTAAGCGACGTGTTCCCAGAAACAAACGAGGGACCCTAGGGTCCCTCGTTTGTTATGCTCTGCACCCATCAGACCGGATGCACCGGTCGTCGCTTCAAACTTCAGCGGTCTCTCTGGCCTTGTCAGCGGCATCGAGCTTCGCGAACCACTTCTGAATGTCACCATCCTTGTCGCCGTATCCCTTTTTGCGACCACCATCAAGCCACTTCACAAGCTGAACAACCTTGTCCTTCGCCTGTCCTTCGCTGTCGAACGGCCATGGGCCTCGCTTGCCGCTCGTTGGGTCCAATGCAAAGTTTGAGGACACGATGAACTCGCCACCCTCCTGTTTGATTGGATACTGCTTGCGTGCAAGTTCCCACCATTCGGCGCCGTGCACATCAATCAGGTCTTTCTCCTTCGCTTGAAACTCCAGGTCCCACAGCGAGTCGGCGGTTGCCTTTGCACCGTCAACCATTCGCTGTGTAATACCGTTCAGCCCTTTGGCGAGCCAACCCTTCAGCTTTTCATAATGAGCCGAGGCATCAGGTGCCTTCATCTTTGGCCCCTTCTTCAATTCTGAGAGATTCATTTAGATTCCTTGGTTGGGTTCATGTTCAAATTCTAACACAGCGATATTACTCAATATGTAACGGTGTAACGGTGACTATTACCGGCGGTATGTGAACAGCCGATCATTGCCACTGACGGTCTCTTCAAGTTCGTAATCCTTGAGCACGCTGCTAACCATCCTACGGTATACATTCGCTCGAGCCGAACCATCATCGGTCGCGGCGCTGAAGTGCACAACCTTAGGATGATATCGCTGAACGAACTCCGCGAGAGAGTCTTTGACCATCGACATCACACTGAACTCTTTGCCCGACCCAGTCTTGGCGTACGTTGCCGCACCATCAGTCTGTTGCTCAAACGAGATGTCCCAGTACTCACCATCCTCTCCACGGTCTAGTTCAGCGCGGAACACGATCACACGATCGCCGATCTTAGCTTTGGTCTTGAACTGCCCGGAGCTTTCACGTTCAACCGTGTACTTGATCTTTGAATCCAGAATTTCAGAGAGAATCATTTAACGCACCTGACGGATCACGGTTGGGGTAAGCGCCTCAACAATCTCAATGTCAGTAAGCTGCGCAGCCGACTGCAGGATCTCGTCAAAGCCACATGTTACGGTGAACAGATCGCCGAATGAGTTCGTGCTGTATATTGGCACCAACACCACGGACGCAATGTCCGATGGCAGACGTTGGTGCATCAGCGCAATGAGCTCGGTGGCGTAGAAGATCTCGCCAAAGTCCCAGTTCGTGATCTCAAAGTACGTGTTGATCACGTTCAACAGCTCCTCCTTGATCCGCTCACTGGTGAGCGAGGCGTTTGGCGCTGGTATAACTTTGAACTTTGCGCGAAGCTGTGGCTCAGCTAATGTACCGAACAGCAGCCGAAGTTTTCCTGGATGTAGCACCACGGTGTCGGACAGCATCTTGTTCTTCAAGAGGTATGAGTACGAGTTCCGAAGCTCAAGCGGAGTTGGTGCGGTTGGCGCAACGGTGCTTAGCCCGCGCAGATAGCTGATCACTGAGTCGTAGTACCCCTGTGTCAGAACGTACGCGTCATGGATATTTGTGACTGACGGATCAATGATATTCGTGAATGGTGCAAAGTGCTGCCACATGAAGTCCAGGCCGGTATCACCAGCCCCAAGCTTCGGCATACGTGGTGAACGCCCGTACATCAGCGATGAATCGACGAATGCACCATTAGGGGAGGTGCTGAACGCAGACGTTGCAACTTGCGCTGGGACGCCTGTCAAGATCACAGTTGGGTGCGCAAGCTCAAAGTACTCGTAGCTGTCAGCCGAGAATGTCTCAAACTGCAGCAAACGATCTGGAACCAAGTCGCCTGATGCGTCTTCCTGCAGCAGATCAGTTGGAACAAGCTCGAGCTTATGGAAGTTCGTAACACCATCACCATTCTTCAAGGCCCCAACCACGTCATAGATCTGACTTACACGCAGCGGGGTGCCAGCTGAATCCAGATTTGAGCGAAGGATCTTGACGTTGTCAAATACACGTTTCTTGGTTTCACTGTCAAGGATCTGATCAACCTCATTGAACCAGAACTTTGTGGTCAAAGATTCAACCGTGAGCTTTAGAACACGAGAGTGAACTTCATATCCAATCACATTCCCGCTTGGCTGTTGCTTGATCTTCTTGATAAAGATCTGCCAGGTGTGCTGCTTTGTTGTCGTGTTGCTGGCATCTGGTGTGTACAATAGCTCGTCACCGTCTACAATTTGACCGCCTGCATAGTGTGGAAGCTGTGCGGAGCTTAGGAGCTCCCACCAACCATTCAGATTGATTGTACCTGGGGCTGAAGCGCCATTGAAGCTGTTGTACGCGGCACCACTCCGACCAACCAATGCACCTGTATTTGTGTCAACCACAAACGCATCGCCTGGCTCAAATGGCACCGAGCCTTGATTGATGGTGAAGAATGCAACCGCACTCTGGAACCCCGGTGGGGTAATGTCGTACTGCGCTCCAACGGTACCAGTCGGAAAGGTGCCACGCAGATTCGAGCGAACAAGTAGCGTCTCACCATCAGCCGAGACCTCAATGGTCCAGGTTTCATATGGCGCTACGGTTGGTGTACCTTGAGGAGCATTCATCAGGGTGATTGTTCCGTTCCCAATGCCCGTCATGTACCGATTGTACCGAAGCGCAAAGTAATCCTGCTCCGCAATAGGTTGCAACCCTGAACCAATATCACCTGGTGGAAACTTATTCACCCCGTCGATAGTGCGTGGAACGGTCGCGGCATAGATCCGTGAGTCATCCTTTGGATACAGCGCTGGGTCTGGGATCTTTGCCCAGATCTGTGATGAGGTACCCTCAACGTACTCGAGTGGTTCACCATAGAAGTGCCGATCAATCAGCGCCTGAATGGCCGTCTTCTCTTTCAGCGACCCATCAGCAGCAACGCCATCGATCAACTTCACGAACACTCCGTTCGATGAGCTGAACAGCGTAGCGCGGTTGTCTTCAATGAATGACCGGCGCGGCGAGGATACGACCCCAATCGTTGCTGGATCGGTTGCTGACAGATGCAGCAATGAGTTCACAATACCTGGGGTATTCAACAGTGGCTCAATTACATTGTCGATCAGTGCTTGGCCTGACAGCGAGGTTGTTTGTGAATCAAGACCAAGCGTGTACCGCATGGTAAGATCATCACCAAAGAGCTTCACATTCTCGTATGAGCCAGAGGCGTCATTCCAGTCGATGAACTTCGGTTGACCCGCAAATGTGCGGTTCACCGTGCTCAAACGAAGAATGGTTGGGTCCTTCAGGAGGTACGTGTTGTAATCCTGCCCGTTCACCATACGATTCTGAGCATAGTATGTAGCGGGGGCCGATTGCCGAACGTGCTCTATTGTCTCTGAGCCAGCGCCATTCTGAAGAGTGGTCGTGAGACTGAATGTCATCGTGCAGGTTTCAGTATTACCGGCCGCGCTGATGTACGTGAACATCATTGGTTGATTTACAACCTTGTTCTTTGGAATCACGACTGCACGGTTTGCGGACTGTCGCATCCAGAACCGATGTAGTCCAACCGGTGAATCAGAGAAGTCACCATCGCCGAACACGACGGCGATCTGATCATTCTCCATCGTGTCGACTTCGTATTTCTTACGAGTTGAACGATCATCATTGAAGATCAGGTTCTGTTCATTCACCGTTTCAATCTGTTTCCAGCGGGCTGAGATCGCCCCGGTGTTGTCAAGCCCTTGGATCCACACGTCGATGTGGTTTACGTTCGTTGGCAGGAACTCAAGCCGACGGTTCGGAAGCTGATCAAGAATGTTGTAGTCAATGCGGGCCAGGGTTCCCTGCTTCACATATGCTAGGAAGCCAGTGTAATCGGAGCCGTCGCCAATGCCGTCGTTTGCGTACACCAGGGTCATGGCTGCGGCCAGATCTGGCTCGCGCTCAAATGGCCCGTTCTCATCCAGATCTGATGGAACAATCTCCATAGGGAAGCTGTCAAGACCTGTTGCGGCGGTAAAGGCGTACACCCCGTTCGTGAATGAATTCGTGTTCGCATTCAGCGAGTACAGGTCCATCACGACGTCACCAATTGCAAATGTCTTCTGCGGCTGACCAAACCGGGAGTTTAACACGCGGTTCATGGTGAGCAGGAACTGATCCTTCCAGTTTGAATTGTTTGGGTCGTTCCAGCCAATGACCAGATCCGCAAGATTGGTACCGCGTGAGTCAATGACCTGTTCAGATGTTGAGATCGAGGTGATCTTCACTAGACCACGTACTGGGATGTTCCGCGTGGCCTTATACGAAATGAGCTTCGCAAGCCGCAGAATCGACTGCTTACGCTGTGCGGTGGTGATGAAGTTCTCATGAGAGACCATGTCAACACGGTACGCGAGCTGTTCGGCAACGTATGCGAACATCTCGAGAAGCGCAACCAGCTCTGACGATTGAATCAAATCATTGAAGGTCTCTGGGTAATAGATCCGAAGATAATCGACCAGCGAGGCCTTGATTGTGTCGAAGTCAAACGAGGTGAAGTTCACCCTGTCGAATGCTTCGTAGATCTTGTCCCACGTTTCGGCGGAGTTTGTGTTGCGAACGGCCATTAGATATTCCTGTGCTCAGATGTCTTATTTAGGTCGGTAGCTTGTTGTCAGGAATTGAACCCTTCTTCACCAACCACATTCGATTTGCCGTCGGATTATTTTTGAATCCGTATCGACGGTAAAATGCCTGCAGACGGCGGACCTGCTCGGTATCGCTCATTTTTGATTTGAAGTTCGCACCAAGCCCTGGTACAGGATCAAGGAAGATCAACTCAGCTTCTTGCGCTTCTGGGCTGGCAAGGAAAAGCTTCATAAGCTTATCACCCTGCCCAGTGCCTGGTTTTGCAGCATAGATCCCACCTAGCTCAAGCACCTTCTTCTTATATCCCTTGGGGATGTACCCCTTATGTTCTTCATCCTCAAGATCATACTTCCAACCATATGTGAGCTCACCATCGGCATTTTCAACGTGCTTAAAATGCTCTTCCTCATCGGCATCGAGATTTTCTCTCAGCCCAAGTGAACGTTCGAGCTTTGCGGTCAACGCCGCATAGGTGCTCGGGCTGTTCAACTCCATGTTCTTCCGAATATTTTGATAGAGCAGTTGGACATCATCGAATGATTTGCCAGATCGCTTTGCTAGATTACGGATCTTAGTTTCCCACGAGGTGCTCTTGACTGGCGCTGCTTTAACAGGAACCGGGCGCGGCCCCTCAAGATCACCGCTGATGTACGGATCAGAGCGCTTCATCATGCCCTCAGGGAGCTTCAGTTCATTCAGCTTCATCCATTCACTCCAAATTCAAGATGTAATGTCTCAGTGGTGTTTAGCTCAAGGTATCGAAGATCAACGAACGCAACGATCATATTGTTATCTGGAACGGCGTTCACCGCCATGTCGACCAGCTCAACACGTGGATCGTAGTCGATGACCTTCTGTATGTCTTCACGCACGATCCTGATGAGCTTCTCATCAAGCGGTTCAAAGGCGAGCAATGGAATCCGAGTGCCAAATGCAGGTAGATGTGGGCGCTCACCTGGGATCGTATAGAGGTGGTTCAACAGATCCTGCTTCACAAGCTCTTGGTTTGTAAGCATGAGTGTCTTGCGGTTCCCAACAAGATAGTTCGCGGTGCTAAAGCCGCGGTAGCGTGGTAGTGCCATGTCTAAGCCTTATAGTTTTTATTCCGTGAACCCTTAGTCGCATCACGCGTCCATGGCTCATGTGCAGGAATGATTTTGGGTGCAGCGGGGCAGGCTGCGGGGCCAGCACCAGGGCCATTCAAATGAATGTTCGCCGCCGTTTGAAGCAGATCTCCCGCTGCCAAGATGTTAAACCCCGCGGATGATTCCAGATTTAGCCCAGCACCTGAAAGATTCGTGTCTTTACAGCCAGCAAGGTTCAGTGAGCCGCCAGCTTGGATGTTCACACCTGAACCAGCATTCATGTTGATGGAGCCAACCGCGGTCAAATTGAAGTCCCCGCCGGTGCTAATGGAGACGCTGCCAGCACCATACAGGTGCACACGGCCATCTTGATCAAGCTCAAGCCACGTGTTCCCGCGTGCAGTTGAAACATAGATCCGCTCATTTGCATCATCCAAGATCACCTGGTGCCCAGCCGCCGTCTTCATCCGGATACGGCCATTTGCTGGGTTATCCTGAAAGATCAGCGCATGCCGGCCAGGCGTGGTGAACACATGTGTCTGCGATTCGAGACGGGGCTTGCCCTTCTCATCTTTTGGCACCACCGCATCATGCTGGTATCCTTCAAGCCCATCCTTGTCAGTCTTATCCTGCGCAACTGAGCGCTCATAACTCCCACGCGTCTTAGCTTCACTCGCGGTAAGCTTCCCACGGAACTGTGCCGATAGATTGTCGGCTTGCGGTTGCACCGGATCAAAGGTGTCAGAGATAGGCGATGGTGCGAGATCCGAACGGTTACGACCTGTTGGGAGCGAGCGATTGCCATGATCGCGGAAATATGAGCCTAGGTACACGCGAAGATTTGCGTCACCATACAGGAAGCCAACGATGACCAGTGCCCCACTCTTTGGAACTGAGAACCACCCATAGGACACAAGCCCTTCGGTGATGGTTCCATTAGGGCCTGCTGGGTAATCACGGGTTTGTCCGGCCATCGGTGACAGGTACGTGGCCCAAGGTAGATCCACAATGTTATACAGATCACCGTCAATTGCTGGCACCCAGACCTTGATCCGCCCCATCTGCTGCGGGTCGTTGGTGTCAACGACCACCCCCTCCATAAGCTGTGACATCATCGGTGGTCCCTCGCTTTCACTTCTTTAACTGTTGAAGACGCGGCACCTTTGACCGTCGTGCTTGGGAAGGTGAACACGCTGAATGAGCGGATTGCTATATCCTGCGTGAACTTCGTGTGTTCGATCTTTGAGATCACTCGATCAACAAGATAGAAGTTATCAAAGAACAGCTTCTGCGAGTAATCACCACCGGCGATTGGTTCATTCGTTTTGTAGTCGACGTTCGGCCCGAACACGTTGACCTTCATGAAGACCGGGCTGGAAACAAAATTCCGACCAGAAAGAATTCTTGAGTTGATCGGTGATGATGGATTATCAATTGGCGCTCCATTTAGCTTCAACAGATCACGCTCAAAATCCACGCGGTACTTTGCCTTCACCCCTAGGTCCGTCTCAGAGAGCTCACCCTTAGCGGTGATGGTCGCGCCGCTCACATGCGCTGGTAGCGCTTGCAGCGAAACCATAAGCATCAGATCTGGGTTTCCACGCAGCGAGAGCTTCGCATCAACTGGGCCAAGGCTGTAGAACGCCTGTAGATTTCGAGTGTACTGTTGATTCACCGCTTGTGGGGTGTCCTCACCATCTTTTATCTGCGTGTTCGCGCTAAGATTATTGAAGTTTGTGCGTTCGCCCTGGGTCCGCTGTGGAACCAAGAATGGATCCTTCTGACGTAAACCAAATACTGGGCGCTTATCATGCACAACTCCATCACCATCGGTCTGCTTCTGCGCATCATCAGCCGCTGCCCGCACCGCGCCTGCGCCAAGCTTCGTGCCTTGCATCAGCAGAAAGTTCAGGTTCTCAATCTTCAGATCAAGCTGCAGAACATCCAGATTAGTTCCACTAAAGATGTAGTCATACTCGATGAACTGCTTGGGTGCCCGCCGACGTGTACCATCCGGCATAGGCTCGTCGGTGTATAGATCAGAATCGGCCGAATTCACCGCGTTTGATTTTGCATTCAAATCCACGTTTGGCACCACGAATTCCACAATATCAACGTGCACGGTGAAGCTCTGATCATCGCTAGTCACGGTAATCAGATGTTTATAGAACCGAATGTTCCCATCTTGATCCGCCGAGTGTGTAAAGTTCCCAAGCTTCAAGACGTCCAGGGTCTGACTGAAGATCACATCAAGCACCTGTGTGACCGTCAAATTTGGGTCAACCGCAACAAAGCTGTCCTTTGTTGGCGCGGCTGTATTTTGTTGCGCTTTCTTTTGGGCTTCAGCGGCGGTGTTTGCCGCTTTTGCAGTTGCTTCCTTCTTCTTGAAGATCGTTTCAAGTGCCGCGCCTTGAGCCGGGCCAGAGAACTTGAATGCCTCCCAGCCCTTCGGAAGTGTGATCATGTACTGCACTGGTCGACCAAAGCGACCAACCATCTGGCGCATGCCACCGCTCTGCACCTCGGCATTTGAAGCAATGTACTTGCTGGCCGAGTATTCATTCAAGCGGCGTTCAAACGAGTTCACCACCGCACCGAGCGTGTTCTCAGACGCTCCAGAGAAGTACGATGAGGCGGTACCAATATTCGTCCACTTTGAGTTGTAGCCTGCGTTTGAGGCCATGCCAATCATTGGGAACAATGAACAGGTATAAACGCCCTTGACCTCATTCAGATCTACTTGAATCTGTTTGAAGATCGCCGGAATTGTCAGTGACTGTACGACCTCAGTTGTACCATCAGGGCGGTGCCCAATGAAGAGCAGGCGTACCAACACCGTCATACCATCATATGAAACCTGGAGCTTTTCATCCATCAAATGTTGCAGGAAATTCGCGAATGAGATCCCGGTGCTGTCCAAGATCGTGAACTTCATGTCCAACGCAGTTGATGCCGGTGACTTAGACCCAGGGACGGCAAAGCCAGTCATAGCGGTCTCGAGCTCGAAGTTCTCGACGGTGAACTGTGAGAACCGTCGGGTGTCAATCATTAGGTACACCGATGATGACGATGATAATCGCACCTCATCACCAATATGCTGCGCAGCATCAATTGCCTGCAAACTCTGTGTCTGCATGGTCGGGGTGTCGAGCGTAAAATCTCGAATAGCGTCAGTTGTTCTCGATGCCAACATCACATAATGGATGCTGTGCGACTGGAACTGATCTAGGGGATTTGAGATGCGTGCCATTAAACTATAGGGGAGATGTTTGAAAGCGGTACTTCACGGGTGCTTGCTGCCCCGCCAAGTTTACCGGCGAGCATTGATTGAAGACGGGCCTTCACCGGAATACGTAGGACACGGCCTGTGATGGTTTCATTGTACACGTCAAGAACCGCGTTGTACTGCGCGATCACCCACCACATCCGTGAATCACCGAGGAACTGCGCGGCGATCAGATCAAGGCGACCTTCAAATTTGGCTTCAACGATATATCGAAGATCGCTGTCATCACTTTGGAAGTCCACACGCTCCCACCATTCGAGGGCATGGGGGTTCACTTCGGTGATGCCACCAACGACGTATCGTGAGTTCTTGAGGAGCGTTGAGTTTGTTTCAGCCATTTGTTAACCTGTGTTTATTGAATGATTGGTGTAACGGTTATGTCAAGATCATACTTCTGAGCGATTTTTGCTAGCTCAATTTGCCGACGCTCAAAAGGATCTGGCCCAACTGTGCTACCCAATTTCGTTTGATTGCGGTCAATGCGTGCGTTGGCGGCTGCTATACCAGCATTATTTTGGGTAATGTTATTCTCGAGTTTTGCTCGTTCAGTTGGATCCGCATCGGCCATCTTACTGGTGTAAAGCTCATTTAACCCTTCCAAAGATTTGATATTGCTTTTGTCGTTTGAGATGGAATTATTCAGGGTGTACTTCAAATTGCTTGCTGACATGCTTTTCAGCGGTAGCCCAGTTGCTGGATCAAGATTCTCATAGTCAAACGGCGTAGGCGTTACTGGCGCTGGGGCCTCTGGTTGTGCAGCAGCTGGAGTCGCTACCGATTCAGTAGCCTCCGAGATTGTTTCACTTTCCAGATCAGGTGTTGGGGTGCTGTTCGTGATTCCTTGTTGCCCGCCAGTCGCTTCTGATCGTGCAACCGATCCTTCGCCCCGAGGCACTGGAGCAAACGCGTCTATCATCCGACCATTGCGGAAGGCAACCAGATCGAAGCCATTGAACTGCAAGGCTGAGAACGATTCAACCATCTGAACGTTCACGTTCATCACAGTTGGGAATGGAATCTCTTGGCGAGACTCTGGATCAATGATCCCAGTTGGAATCCAGTCGCAGTCCTTTGGGAAGCTCCAGTTCACCCCCGTGATCACCACTGGCACACTGCCAACAAGCCCACGCCAGCCGGTGAAGTTTATGACTGGCGGCGGGGCGCCAAGCTTCCCAGAACCGCTGAACTGTGTTTTCTGTTTATCGCCAAAATACGGCATAGTCCAACCACGCAGTGTGTTCAGGTAGATGTAGTTCCGCTTGGCTTCATCTCGAGTCCGTGCCGTGAACATCCCAGTGATCTGCCAGGCCACGCTCTTGGTGCCACGGTATTTTTGGAACTCTCCTGGCATCTGGGGTGCCGACAGCGCTTCATACTCAGCAACGCGGTTCTCAGAAACCTCTGGCATGATGTCGAATTCGACTCGTGCTTCCGACAATGGTTCCACTGGGAAGTTAACATCATTCAAAATTGCTGAGGACGCGCCATCTGTGCTGCTGGCAGTAAGCATAACCTTATGCGACGTTACCGATCCTACATTAGCTTCCACGTTCGAGTTCAGCTGCGCGGCGGTTCCAGACGGGCTGGTAATGTTCGCAGCCGATGCCGCAAGACCTGGGATTGGATTCTTGCTTGACAACGCGCCCAACGCGCCATTCACTGAGCCGAGCGATGCGAACGATGGCAACCCCTTAGCGAGGCTAGCGAAGTTCCCAACTGAATTAAATGTGGATTGAACCTTTGCGTACCCCTCGTTCAGAAGTTGACCAGTTGATGCGGTGGCGTAGCTGATAGCTGAATCAGAAACTGATCCACCACCAGAAAGCTTCGGCAGACTGAAGCTATCAAACAGACTCATTGGGTATTCTCCATGGCGGCCTTGATCTTGTTGAACATCAAGGTCGCAAGCTTTGGTTTGTTAGTCAGACCGACGATAATTGTGAACTTCTCACGTTCGCCGTTCTTTACAGCGAGCCGTGCAAGTGATGCTGAAACCATAGAGATCGGAAGATCCTTGTCAACGTACTTCAGCACGTCGGCTAATCCGTCACCCTTGTTGATCTCTGGTGCAGCTTCTTCATTCGTAGAACGTGGAAGTTCGATCTTGTAGTGCTCGATTGGCTCGCCGTCTGGTGATGTGAAGTACTTGTCAAGCATCGATAGATAGTTCTGAGCTCGGTCCGAACCTGCCGCAATTGCAATTGGCTCAAATCCGGCTTTGCGAACCTCTTCGAACGCAGCAAATGCGGAGCCAGCTTTCAAGAACTTCACCCCATCCGCATTGCCTGAGCCCTTCATAAAGGACACACGCTCATCCCCGGTCAGAGGGTTCCGACCTTTATCCTTACTGGTCTCCTTGCCCTCAACCACAACGACGATTGGAACAGCGTCGAGCTTCAGGTCCTCGTGATCCAGCACGAACGTCTTTACCACGTCCATGATCGAATAGTGCCCGATCGTCGGCGGTTGAAACCGCCCGATGATCACGGCAGCACGTTTCGATTGTTCACCAACGGTGGGTTTTTTTGTGTCAGCCATAGGTATGCTCATTGTAGTTGCTATTTAGAACTGTAACAACAAGGGATCGCGGGGCATCCGTGAACGAGGACGTGATACAATGCGGGGACAGATCCAGTCGACCTGGGCATAACTGTGCGCGGGGTCAGGACTGGGTTACAATACACCCATGTCGCCTACAACACCGAGAGGTCCTAATGGCGACGAAGCTGAAACCAATCAAGAAAGAACGAGCAACAAGCACCAAGGGGCACTACGTCACGAATGCGCAGCTCCTGGAGGAGTTCCACGTGTCAAAGGCCCATGGAAAGCTTACCGACAAAATGGCGAAGTACCTATGGATGGTCGCTGAAAAGTATTCATATCATCCATGGTTCGCCGGGTACTCGTTCCGAGAAGATATGGTCTGCTCAGCGGTTGTGAACCTTGTGGCAAACTGGCACAAGTTCAACCCTGAAAAGAGCGAGAACCCAAACCCATTCTCCTATTATACAACGGCATGTTATAGGAGTTTTTTGTCATATCTCGATGGTGAGCGAAAAGAACGAGACATTCGCGATGAACTGCTAATCTCCGCTGGTGCCAATCCCTCTTTCAACTATAACGCTAAGCATGGTTCATCTGGGAAGACGAGCGACGACACTGCTTTTGCCAGTTCAGGCGGCGAGGACTAAATGCGAGCTCCACCTCCACCGCCCCCAGAATTTACCTTTCAACCAACCGTTGGTGCTAAATGGTACGTAGTTGCACCGGGACGCCGGTTTGTGCAACTTGCAAAGATCACTGAAACTACAAAACACACCGTGCTAGTCGAGTTTATTGATGAGGCTCTTACCCTGTTTGGTCTTCCAGCACCGTGCGTGAGATATGTAATTAAAGATGTGCGATGGGTTGAACGCATCGCTGACACAATAGAGGAGTAATCATGACAACCACCGTAATTATTAAAGCACACGTTTCAAGTGACAAGGCGGTCCTCGTAACCATGCATGAGGGCACGAAGCTTGTGGAGGAGTTCACCATTCAGGATGGTGAAACCGCTGAACGGTACATCTACGATGAGCGGGTTATTA